TCCGATGTGGCGAACTCAGCAACTTGGTCAAGTCCGTCTGCATAGACTCTAAAGACTTGTATGCAAAATCTGTCAGCCCAGTCTGAGCTGCCGTAAGCTGGGTCTGCCCCGATAACGTAGTAGGCGGTATCAACGGGTTGTTGCCATACCCGAAGCGTTGCCAGACGGTCTGTAGACGGTAAGCACTCTGTGTCTTGAAAGAGTTGTCCGAAGGCGTATCTGTAACATTCGTAGTCGAGGGATTTTGCGTATTTGGCTGCATCTGTACACCTACTGTTAGAGAAGAAACTTGTTCCTGTCATCACAAAAGCATAGTCTTCTGTGGGTGGGAATTCCTGGTACATGAGAGTCTCGTCTTTAATACCCTCAGCCATCTTCCACCGCCACCACGCCATCTGACGGGAGTTTATCTCAACCCCGTACATTTTCTTAATCTCTTTTACCCATTCTTTCTCGTCAGGCTTGAGCTTGCCATCCCAGTAGACTTTGTACTCTTTAGAGTCTGCGCTCACAGAGTAATACTCGTTACGCCACCATCCACAAAAGATTGCACGTTGTGTTCTCGCTCGTTTGGCAGTCTTGTACATATCGTGGAACATATTGAACCCTTGAGCAGTGGATTCAAAGATGTACAGACGCTGAGGATTCTTTTCTGCAAGAGATGCTATAAGGGATGCCAATCCTTCATCGTTCCCCCAAGAGGCTGTCTCAGTAGCGTGCAAGTAAGTGATAGCTTTACCTTGCCCCAATCGACTTTTGTTTCCCGCAATTTGATAAAAGATTCGGCTTCTATTTTTAAGAACCATCTGGTTTCTATTGTGGGCAACCAATGGAATTTTGTACTCTTTTGGTAATCCGTCAATGTACATTCCCAGGGTAGACCTAAACATATCCCTGTTTTCTTCGGTGTCTGAAACCAACGTACCTTGCCAACCAGGATGAGTAAATTGCCAATAAAGGTCAAGAGCAAGGCTAACAGTAGTAATACCAAGCTGACGACCCTTGAGAATAACAAAGAAGTGAACGTCATCTTTCAGTCCCTTATCTATTTCTTCCATGACATAGGTTTGTGTCCCCAGGAGCTTGGTCATTTTTTTCAAGCCCTCTTCTTTTGTTTCCACTTTCAATTCGGAACAAAATTTATAAAATCTTTGTAAATCAAAATTCATAATAAGTACCCTTTGCTTTGCATAAAGTCTATTGGGTCTTTAGCGTGTTTAGTTAAATTGCAAGTTGGGCACAATAACTGTAAATTGTCTAGTTGATGTTTCCCGCCTTTTGACAAAGGAATGATGTGGTCGATATGGTATTTAACAAGTTGCTGTCTACAAGACGGGCAAGCATTTTGTTGTAAAGCTCTAAGTTTTCTGATTTCTGATAATGGTATGTGTGTTGGCAGTCCCGCTGCCCTTCGTTTGTGAGTTTTAAGATTCCAAAGTTCTTTGTTATTTTCGTAATATTGTTTTTGTTGGGCAAGAAGCCTGTCTCTGTTTTCACGATAATATTCCTTTGCCCTGTTAGATTTACGTTCTTTAATTTTGTCTTTTGTCTCTAAATACTCTTGAGCTTTTTTTTCTTTGTTTTTAGCATACCAATCTTTAGAACAACCCACACACATATTAGTGCTGACGTATCTAAGTCCGTCATGCCCTTTACCGCAAACCGCTCCAAAATATGTTCCAGATGTTTCTCTCATCCGGTTATTTTAGTTTCAATCTTTTGTTTCTGTCAAGCCTCCCAGGGCATTGTCTCACCGTACTTCTCTGTCATGAACTTGTGACCAGCATCAAAGAACTCTTTTGTCACACTACCAGGGTTTCCACCCAGTCTGAAGTTAAAGCTATGTTTCTTAGTTGTCTGGTACTTAGGGAACATTTGTTTTGCTACCCTGTAGAACTCACGGTCACTACCAAAGCCAGGCATACCGAGAATGGCAGATATACCCTTTAGCTTTTCTGTACGCATCCCCCACATACACCAATCTACAAAGTTACATCCTTTGTTGTTCCAGTCTTCATGAAGGTCACCAAGAGCTTCACATCTGTCGTTGAACAAGAAGTTACCGTCCTTGTCGTGTATCTTACGAAGGCTGTACGCCCAGTCGTTACCCCGCTGAATAATCTGCATGAGTGACTCCACATGGTCAGGGTCAAACCAGTCATCATCGTTACAGAAGAAGATTACGTCTTCGTTTATCAGGTGAGGTACTGCTGCCAACCATCTACGACCATCTTTGTCAGGATGAGCTATGCCTGTTGGGAATACACAGACGTGTTGATTCTTTTGCAGGAGGAGCTTGGGGAGCATACCGTTGTCGTACAGTAGGTAGTGCTGGACAGGGTAAGTTTGAGCTTGTATAGAGGCTATACACTTGTCTAGCTCAGGTCTTCCTTTGGTTACTGTGACGACTGCTGCCGTTAGTTTTTTACTTATCATTTAAAGTCCTCTAGTTGCCAGTTTGATATTGCTTCTGCTGCTTTTCTATTTTTGGCACATCTGATAAGTTCGTTATAGACAACGTCAGAATATTTCTCTTTCCACTCTTTTGCCAAGTACCGTTTAGACCCAGGACTAATGCAGGATAAAGCCCTCTGCATTTCTTTCTTGAGCCTCAATCTTGAGTTGTACAGACGCATCTGCATATCCTCTGTTGTATCCATACGCTAACGCTTTCCCCATGTTGTTAACCAGTTCTACCCTGTGGTGCTCAGAAACAAGCAGAGCCTCTACCAACAAATGGCAGTGCTCTCTAAGCTCATCCTCGTTCATCCACAGTAACTCTATCATCTCACTCCTCGTATCCGTAATGCTTAAACAGATAAAAATACATTAACTTCTCCCACCTCATGCTTGGTCCATTTTTATTCCAGCAGTGACAAAGCTCATATTGATGCCAGTAATAACAACGCTCTGCCATTTTTATCCAGTAACTAGACCCAAACTTGTTTTTCATTTTGTTCACGCTACTCTCCACACACGCAAGTTGTCACCCTCAGACTTGCTAGAAAACTTAAACCCTAACCTCTTAGATGCCCTGTAGTTGGCATTGAGCACCTTTGCTCTCGCACTTACAGGTACAGTAAAACTATCCCCCACCTCCATGCTGTCATACGGATATGCGTACACCACCCGTGGGCTAGGCAGAACACTACCCTTTTCTATCTCTAATATCTCCATATAATCACCTCTACCTATAATCTGATAATACCATAATCTAAAGGAGTGTCAATGTTAATCAGAACCTACAACGAATACCACCTGGGCGACCAGCTCCATCACTTGAACTTCTTACGTAAGGTTTGTCAGGAGGATACGAGCATCGAATGTATCCACTACTGTAAACAAGAATACCACTCCCAGCTCCTACCCATCTGTGAGGACGCACCCATCACCCTACAAGACCTACCCCACAGAGGTGACTCTATCAACGCCTGGATAGGCGCAGACGGCTACTTCTACCGTAGTCCGTTAAATAAGAACTGGGTAGCCTTTCACCTAGACTGGTTTAGTTATCTGTCTAACAAGCTAGGTGTTATGAACCCTATGCAACATCCAGATGCTTTCCTCTTTGACTACCCAGAGCTAAACAAAAAGAAGTACCCAAACTACGATGTCCTCATCGTCAACTCTGTCCCCATGTCTAACCAGCTCCCAGACTACAACCCTTGGTTCTTTGAGAGACTCACCAAGAAGTACCTAGATGAAGGCTCTACCGTCATCACCACCTACCCCACCAACCTATGTCAGAGCACACTAGAACTGGGTATGTCAGTGTCAGACATCGGTAGCCTAGCAAAGTCAGTCAACCGTATACAAGGCGTAGATACAGGTCCTATGTGGACTACCTATAACGTATGGGCACGTATACCCACCCGTATAGTCTACTCAGCAGCACACGCCATCAACCTACTCGATACGATAACCCTAGACCGCCTGACGGATATATAAATTTTTTTATGGGGGGGGATAAGTGGGGGGCACGCACATCACGCTACGCAGTCCCCATCACTTGCCACGCATACGTGTGATGACTTACGCATCTATTGGAGTAGTCCAATCTCCAAACTGAGAGAGAGAGCGTACTAAATATATATTTTGTAGAGAGAGAGCGGAGGTATACACAATGCTCTTTTACTATTAACCCTATAAGCCTGTTAGTCATATAGATATATAAACACACTCACTTATGTATTATCTCAATATGATATTTAATATATATCTTACATATATGAATATATATTGTACTCCTACAATATGTGGATATACTTTAGTTCTAATATATATCTTTACACAACATTTACATTTAAATTATTTACAGATTGATTTATATATGTATATAATACGTATAAGACAACTTAATAATTGTCTTAATTCCTAACTTAATCAACTTTTCCTAGAGGTAAACACAATGAGAATTGCAAAGAAACACCTAATCATTATCAATGATTCTTTAAACACTGTTCAAGTAGCTGAGTATTTTATTAATAAAAACAATTCAACAAATAAGCCAGAGGACAATCTAATTTGGGCTAAAGATGGGTTGAGAGCAATAGCTGTCTTAAATACCTACGGCATAGAACCAGACGCATCTAATGGGGATTTATTCAAGTATTGGATTAATAAGTTATCTGTTCCTGCTTAAAGTCTAGCGTATAGCCTCTTATGGGGGCTATGCGATACGTTTTAGCGTATCTTTTTAATCCTAACTTAAAGAGGTTTTACCATGATTGCAATACATACTAAATTTCTAAAAGCTACCAATACAAACGGAGCACGCATAAAAGCCTATACAGTAGGTTTTGGGAGCGTTAAAGGCTTTCAGGCTACCGTACCCTATGATTACTCTGTTGACGTCACAGAGGCTCATTTTGAGGCTGTGCGGGCGTTAGTTAGAAAGAACAAACTAGATTGGAATCTAACTAATATGCGTTATGGCGATAGTTCAGACGGTAAAGGCTTTGTATTCTGTTTTGACGGCTCTGTGGTTCTTAGCTCATTAGAGAATAGAAAAGCAGCCTAAATGTCAACTAGTAGCCTTACGTGTAGGGCTACTGGGTGCTATTTTGCATCAATCCTAACTTACGAGGTAATTATGAATACATTAAAGCCTACACAATGCCCTGATACTCTCCGCTGGTATGTAACGGGTTACTTAACTGGTCGCAAATACTGGGGGCACTCCGCACGTGCAGCCGAATTACTTGCTCAGTCTTATTTCTATAAATAAGGCTTTGCATGATATATCAAGACCTATTTACTATCTTAGGGCTAACCCTAGCCCTCTCTATCCTAACTTTTAATTTATTGAGGTAATTATGACTGCACAAGAATTGTACGATGTCTTAAACAAGGCAGGGATTGACTTTGAAATAATCGAGATATTTGACGGTTCAAGATTGTTACGGGTTGAAATTGACGACTCAGAAATTGACGAAGGAGCAGGACAATGAGACTATCAGAAATGGAAATGGAACTACTTAGGCTAGTCTTTGCCGATTACCTAGACCTTACGGACAATCGTCTAGACTGGAAATTATTAAACATCTACCGTAAGATTGAACAACTGAACAACAAGGAGAATGAGAATGTATAAACCAGACTTTGAAATTGAAAAACATGAGAGAGAAAAGACATATAAGCGCATAGATGTATTAATCATGCTCTTTGCTATTTATGTAGCAGGGTATATGACTTGTGCGCTCGTGCATGGTTTGTAAGAATCTGGGGGTTTGTAATTCCCTTACGCCCCCTTGTATTGATTGTCCTAACTTAAGAGGTGAAATTATGTATTTAGTCGTATGGGTAGCTTTGGGCGTAAATAACGAACCCCGTGACCTTTGGGTTGCACATGAGAGCTTAGAGGATGCTAGAACGCATTACAACGCTCTAATTGCCTTGGATGAGGTCTACACCGTCTCAATCTGTGCAGTAATTGAGAGCACAGATTACACACCAACAGAGGTAATATGAATGAGTTGGCTCTTTTCTCGGGCGTTGGTGGAGGCATACTGGGGGAAAGCTCCTCGGCTGGAGAACCGTCTGTGCAGTCGAGTGGGACACTTACGCTGCAGGGGTATTGTGCGCCCGACAAAATGATGGACTTCTTGCCCCTTTCCCGATATGGGATGACATACGCACTTTTGACGGAGTCCCTTGGAGGGGACGTGTTGACGTGGTGTCTGGCGGATTCCCTTGTCAGGATTTGTCAGTCGCAGGACACGGGGATGGACTGGATGGAGAGAGGTCTGGACTATGGGGAGAGATGTCCCGAATTATTGGGGAAGTACGACCCCGATACACATTCGTGGAAAATAGCCCAAACCTCACTAATAGAGGACTCACCCGAGTGCTTGCAGACCTTACCCAGATGGGGTATGACACACGCTGGTGCGTTATGGGGGCTAACTCCGTGGGTGCGCCCCACAAAAGAGACAGAGTGTGGATTGTTGGAAAGATTCCCGACCCCCAACGCTTGGGATGGGAGGAGAGGCCCACTTTCAAAAGAGTTGTACGAAAAGAAAACCAAGCAGATAACTCTGGTGACGTTTATTCGACACTCTGCGCAGACTCCCCCAAATGGTGGTCAACTGAACCCCTCGTGGGTAGAGTGGCTCATGGGGTGGCCGATAGGGTGGACAGACTTAAAGCAATTGGAAACGGACAAGTCCCCCTGTGTGCTGCAACCGCTTGGAGGGTCTTGACAAGTTCCTTTTAAATTGTGATATGATTCGCCTCATTGTGGTCGTGCGCAATATCAGAGGTCTTAGGAAACTCTCCCTCCCTGTAATACAGGGGCACGACAGGGGGGGTTACTTAAGACCTTTTTTTATTGTCCTAACGATTACCGTACCCCATACGAAAATAAGCACTCTGTTCTGGTGGCGTGGGAGAGAAGGAATCACCTTGACCCAAGGGGGACGGGTGCACGAGGGTGCTACCCCAAGTGATAAACAGACATGTATCTTGATGATGGTGGTTGCAGAGTCCTTTAACTCTGGTCTGATAAATAAAGCAGTAGCACGTATTAAGGGTAGAACCCCAATACGGACAGTCGCAGGACTGCTGGTATAGATGCTATGTTCTATATGTACATCATCATCGATACCGTAGCCCTTGTATGTGTAATCGAAAAGTAAGGGGGTAACATGATAGAACTATTGGAACAACGTAGAAAAGAATTAAAAGCCATGTATAAACGTCAGCCAGATATAGATACGCTTGCACGTCTGCGTGAGAATCTAATCATGGCTAGACGGTATAAGAGGCTTATAGAGGCAGAGGTGGACGCTGCAGGGTTTAGAGAGGAACTGGGTAACCTAGTGACCCTTATGAGTGGACTGGAGGCAGTATGAGTAAAGATGAGCCTGTGGGCAAGTTTGCAAAGTTTAACGATGGTATTTGGCGAGAAGTTACAGTTGGTTCTTCTGGAGTTCTTCTCTATACTCATCCTAAAGAATGGGTAGGGTTAAATGATGAGCAATACAAGGAGTTAAGCCAATTAACCCATGTGGAAGTCATCAAGTTAATAGAAGACATCCTAAAAAATAACAATACCTAAACTTTACACAAACTTTACATAAGGAGACAATCATTCTACTTAGACTAATCATCTAATGCTATAATCCTCTCATCACATATACGTATGTGATATTTTCCTAACTTAAAAATGAAAGGATGTTTCACATGAAACTCTGTATCGACTGTAAGTATTTTGAAGTCCCTGTAGATTCACGCAATACGTTTGCTAAATGTACCCGTGGACGTGTTTTAAGCCCCGTAGACGGCTCTCCAACACCCTTAGACGAACTACCCTACTGCTCTATAGAACGGAACAGTACAGTACCCGAAAGATGCCAAATGAGTGCCATTTATTTTGAGGAGGCTAACCATGTCTGATTTCACACCACAAACACGTAATTCTGCAATCTGGTCTGGTGACTCTAGGCGAGTTGCTATGGGTAAGGCTAATGAGGTTATTTTGACCAAGCAGGGCAAGATGGACATACCAGACTTGTCAACCATAGAAGCAGTCCAGATGGGTCACGTCATGGAACCCGTAATCGGTAGGCTTGCACAGGCAAAGCTAGGCGTAGAGCTTAACAAGATAGAGGAAAGCCTGACTCACAAAAAGGAATCATGGTTTAAATCACATTTTGACTTTGCAGGGACTAAAGATGGACAAACAATTCTGGTCGAGTGTAAAAACTATAACGCTGGTGTGCGTAATAAGTTTGACGATATTTCTAATACCATTCCTGACGCTGATTTTGCTCAGTTAGTCCACGAAACCGCAGTATTCGGAAATACCCGTATCTACCTAGCCGTCCTATTCGGTGGTCAAGAGTTTGTTATGTTCCCCTTCGACATCTCTGACCAACAGAAAGAGGAGCTAATCAAGAAAATGGCTCAAATTTGGGCACACGTGCAGACAGGTACAACCCTTCCGCCAGAGGATTTAGAGCAAGTGAAGCTACTCTACCCTAAAGACAACCCAGAAAGCGTCAGGATGGCTTCTAGGAGCGTTGAGGAGGCTTGCCAAGCCCTACGTAGCATCAAAGAGGAAATTAAGCTCTTA